GCGGCAGCACGCGCAGAAAGCGCAGTAGCTACCGCCACCACCACGGTGGCGGAACGCGCTGCCGCCGAACACGCTGCCGCGACAGGGGCGTCCGCCGTATCGAAGGCGGCCACGGTTGCCAAGGGCGCGTCCGAGGCAGGTATCGGCCTGCGCCTCGCCAGTTCACTCAAGTGGCTGAAGTTTCTGGACGGCGCGGAATTTGTGCCGATCCCCGAGGACGATCATCTGCCGGACAGTGTCCAGAAAATGGAGAAGGAACAGTCCGGGGAGTCGTATCTCGACAAGTGGCGCGACCTCTTCAAGGCCAAGACTTGGCGCGATTCCTTCCACCACTCCGACGCATCCAACGACACCAACAAGCTGGAGGGAACGATCCGCATCCAGATCGACCAGGACGGCCGCGCCAAGGTGGCTCAGGTGAAGTCGAACCAGCCGGGCCTGCATCTGAACGTCGGCACGATGCTGGGGACGCCGTGATGCTACTGATCGATCGTCGCCCAGAAAGTCCAGTAAGCCTTCGAATCGCCCTCAGGGCGAACTTTGATGCGTTCGACGCCAACGATCTGAGCGACCTGGACGATTTCGCCTTTTGTGAGTTCCACGCACTGACCGGAACTCATTACCTGACCGATCACTGTGTCGCCTTCAGGGCTTTCCTTGCCGTGTATCAGCTGCGTCACGCGATTGAAGGTATCGAGCGATTCGCAGCCTATGCCTGGCATGCCAACGCGAGCGCTATGCGTTTGAGCCGTTGTTGGCGCTTCGCCAGCAACCGCTTTTTCGGATCGAGCGTCGATCACGGCCCAGATGGAAACCGCGATCAGAGCGAAAAAGAAAATCGATACGGGTGCTACGACAAGCAGCCTGAAAAGAAGGGCATCTCGCTTCGTCTTCGCCATAGCCGGCTCCCCATTCCATCCATCAGGCTGCGGAGGATAGCGCATGTCGTGGCGTGACCAGCTACGCGATGGCTCGTTCCGCGGTGTGCCGTTCAAGATCGACGGAGTGGCGCGCACTGAAGTGGGTCGCCGTGGCCAGCTGCATGAGTACCCGCTGCGCGACACGCCATATGCCGAGGATCTCGGCCGGCGGCGCCGGGCGTTCAACGTCGAGTGCCTGGTGCTGGGCCCTGACTACATGGCGGCACGCGATGCGCTGATCGCCGCGCTGGAGCAGAAAGGCGCCGGCACGTTGGTGCACCCGTACTACGGAACGCTCAGTGTGGTGGTGTTCGACCCGGCGCAGGTGGAGGAATCCACCAAGGAAGGCGGGATGGCGCGCTTCCGCATCCCGTTCATGGAGAGCGGCGAGAAGCTGGAGCCTGCCACCACCACGGACACCGCCGCGACGGTGAATGCGCAGGCCGCGAACGCGCAGTCGCAGCTGGTGAGCAGCTTCTCCAACGGGCAGTACTCCATGACGGGCGTGCCGTCGTGGGTGAGCAATTCGGCGCTGAGCGACCTGGGTGACCTGACCGCGCAGCTGCAGTCGCTGCGCGATGGCATTCCCGGCATACCCGATAGCGTGACGGCCTTCAACACGTTGCTGCAGGGCTTTACGGGCACGCTGAGCAGCCTGATCGAGACGCCGTTCAATCTGGGCGCCAGCATCATGGGCCTGGTAGTGGGCCTGGGCACGATGGCGCAGCAGCCGCTCGATGCGCTGAGCCTTTACCAGCAGCTGTCGCTGTTCGGCAGCAGCTACCCAAGCCTCGGTACCAGCACGCCGGCGCGCGCGCAGCAGGCGTCGAACCGCGCCGCGCTGGTGAGCCTGGTGCAGGGGCTCGCGGTGGCCACCGCGGCGGCCGCGAGCGCCGCCGTACCTTCCCAGACGCAGGTCATCGAGCTGCCGGCTTCGGTATCGGGCATGGCGGTTGCCAGCAATGGCACCACGTCGTCGTCCACGACGGTGGCCAGCAATGGCACCGCGTCATCGTCCACGCCGGTGCTGATTGCGCCGGCGGACGTGGATGCCGCGGCGCTGAATACAGTCACGTCGACGAACGGTTACGACACGGCGGACGCGGCAGCGAGCACGCGCGATGCGCTGACCAGCACTATCGACTCGCAGTGCCTGACGGCGGACGACAACGTATACCCGGCGCTGCGCGACCTGCGCGCGGCGGTGGTGAACGACCTGAATACGCGCGCGGCGACGCTGCCGTCGCTGCTGACGGTGACGCCGGTGAAGACAGAGGCAGCCCTGGTGCTGGCATGGCGCCTGTATGCCGATGCCACGCGCGACGCGGAGATCGTGGCGCGCAACGATGTGATCTATCCCGGCTTCGTGACGGGCGGCCAGCCGCTGGAGGTGCTCAGTGACTGATGCCGTGCTCGCATTGGGCGGCCAGCGCTACAGCGGCTGGACGGCGCTGCGCATGACCCGCGGCATCATGCAGATTGCCGGTGGCTACGAACTGACCGTGACGGAGCGTTTCGACGGCCTGACTGCCCCGCGGCCGATCAAGCCAGGCCAGGTGGCATCGGTGGCGCTGGGCAGCCAGACGGTGATCCAGGGTTACGTGGACGTGGTGGCGCCCGATTACGACAAGGTCAACCATACGCTGACGGTGAGCGGCCGCGACGCCACCGGCGACTTGGTGGACTGCGCAGCCATCCACAAGTCGGGCAGCTGGTCGAACCGCACGATGGCGCAGATCGCCGCCGACCTGTGTGCGCCGTTCAAGGTGCCGGTGAAGGTGCTGACAAGCGTGGGCGCGCCATTCGCCCACTGGAGCATCGAGCCTGGCGAAACGGTGATGGAGAACCTTGACCGGATGGCGCGCTATCGCGGCGTGCTGCTGATGAGCGATGGCGTGGGCAGCCTGCTGATCACGCAGCCGGGCCAGTACCAGGCGCCGGCGGCGCTGGTGCTGGGCGAGAACATCGAGAAGGCGCGCGGGCACTCCAGCCTGCAGGAGCGCTTCAGCGAGTACATCGTGAAAGCGCAGCAGATGGGCGACGACGCGCTGTTCGGCAGCAACGCGGCCGCGCCCTCGGGCAATGCGCTGGACACAGCGGTAGGCCGCTACCGGCCTACCGTGATCCTCGCCGAGGATCAGGCCAATGTGTCTGGTTGCAAGCTGCGTGCCGCCTGGCAGCGCACCGTTATTGCGGCCAAGGCGCAGTCCATCGTCTATACCGTGAACGGCTGGATGGCCAAGGGCAAGTTGTGGCAGCCGAACGCGCTGGTGCCGGTACGCGACCCCTTCATGGGCATCAACGAGACGCGGCTGATCTCGCAGGTGGATTTCTACCTGGACGAAGGCGGTGAGCGCACGGAGCTGACGGTGACCGGTCGCCACGCGTTCGACCCGATCAAGGTGCCGCAGCCCAATCCGCATGGAGGGCTGTTCTGATGCATGCGCAGCTGGCCAACACGTTTGCGCGGCGCATCCGCATGCTGCTCTCGCGGGCCGTGGTGAACCTGGTGAATGATGCCCTGCAGGTGCAGGGGCTGCAGATCTCCGTGCTCGATGGCGAGGTGGGCAGCGCGCAGCGCTTCCAGAACTACGGCTTCACCAGCAACCCGCAGCCAGGTGCGGAAGCGGTGGTGGCGTCGATCGCCGGTGCGCGCAGCCACCGCGTGGTGCTGGTGGTGGAGGACGGCCGCTACCGTCTCAAGAATCTGCAGCCTGGCGAGGTGGCGATGTTCACCGACGAAGGCGACAGCATCGTGTTCAACCGCGGCCGCATCGTCAAGGTGACGGCCGGTGCCGAGCTGGATGTGAGTGCGCCAGTGGTGAAGGTGACCGCCTCCACGTCGGTGACGCTGGACTCGCCCACGGTGACCTGCACTAACAACCTGCAGGTGAACGGCACGATCCATGCCGACAGCGACATCACCACCGACACGCAGGTGACGGCCACCAACCAGGTGACGGCCAATGGCATCACCCTCACCTCGAGGGCGGCGGCATGACCGATATCGCGCTCGTTTGGCAGGGCACGCACGGCGACATCGCCGTCGACGGCACGGATCTGCTGGCCGACGACGGGCTGGATACGGCGGTGATGTTGAGCCTGTTTCTGGATCGCCGCGCCGAGGATGCCGACAAGCTGCCGGACGACGTGGATCCACGCGGCTGGTGGGGCGACAGCTTTGCCGAGGTGCTGGGCGATGCCGTGGGCAGCCGCCTGTGGCTGCTGGGCCGCGAGAAGCAACTGCCGAGCGTGGCCAACCGCGTGCAGGAATACGCCGCCGAGGCGCTGGCGTGGCTGGTGGATGACGGCGTGGCTTCCAAGGTGAATACGCAAGCCACGTGGGTAGCACCGGGTATGTGCGCGCTGACCGTGACCATCTACCGGCCGAGTTCCCCGACGCCGTTTACACGCCAATTTCAGAACGTTTGGAGTGCCATGTAATGGCGTTTGCGCGACCGACCCTCGCCACCTTGATTGCACGCATCCGTGCGGACCTGCAGGCCGCACTGCAAGGCACGAATGCCTTCCTGCGGCGCGCGCTCATCAGCATCGTCGGCGTGGTGCAGGCTGGCGCCGTGCACGGGCTCTACGGATTCCAGCAGTGGATTGCACGCCAAGTGATGATGGATACCTGCGACGCCGACACGCTGGCGCGCTGGGCACGCATCCTGGGCAAGCCGCAAAAGGCCGCCACCGCAGCGAGCGGCAACCTGCTGTGCGTGGGTACGAATGGCACATTGATCCCGGCTGACACCACGCTCACACGCAGTGACGGCTGGACATACACGACCACGGCGGACAGCACGATTGCGGGCGGCACCGCGAGCGTGCCGCTGGTGGCTGTCACGGCGGGCGCAGCGGGCGATTGCGATGGGGGCATGACGCTGAATTTCGCGTCCCCCATCGCGGGTGTGAATGCGGTGGCCACGGTGGATGCCTCGGGCCTGGGCGGCGGCGCCGATGTCGAGGACGTGGAGCTGTGGCGCGGGCGCGTGATCAGCCGCGTGCAGGATCCTCCCAAGGCGGGTACGAGCGACGACTACGTGGAATGGGCGTTGGAGGTGGCCGGCATCACGCGTGCATGGCCTTACCCGCAAGAGCTCGGGCCGGGCACGATGACGGTGCGCATGATGACGGACGATGCACCGGATGGGCCGTTCCCTGATGCGTCGGCCGTGGCGGCCGTGCAGGCTTATCTGGACAGCAAGGCGCCAGTGGGCTGCACGCCTTACGCCTATGCGCCAGTGGCGCATGCGCTCAACCCCGAGATCCACATCGTGCCGGATACCGCCGCGCTGCGCACCGCGGTAACCAATGCGTTGGCCGACCTGCTGATGCGAGAGGCCGAGCCGGGCGGCACGATCCCGCGCACGCACTTCGCCGATGCGATTGGCGACACGGTAGGCATCACCGATTACGCGCTCACCACGCCGGCGGCGGACGTGGTGGAACCCACCGGATCGATGACTACGCTGGGGGCCATCACATGGGTATGACGGCGCTCCAGTACCGCGAGCAGCTGCGCAACCTGCTGCCTCCAGGCCGCGCGCTGGACGATGGTGGCCAAGGCGTACTGACGCAGCTGCTAGATGGCATGAGCCAGGAGTTTGCGCGCGTGGACGCGAGCGCGTGGGACCTGATCGACGAATCCCTGCCGGATAGCACCGTACAGCTGCTGCCCGACTGGGAGCGCGTGTGCGCGTTGCCGGACGACTGCACGCCGGCCGGTCAGACTATCAGCCAGCGGCAGCAGGCGGTGGTGGCGCGCTTCCTGGGCAACGGCACGCCGTCGGCGCCATACCTCACCGACCTTGCGGCACAGCTCGGCTACACCGTGACGATCGTTCGCCGCCACCCGTTCCAATGCGGCATGACCTGCGGTAGCCCATTGGGCGGCTTCGACTGGAACTTCGTGTGGGAAGTCCATGCCGCGCTCTACACGGTGAACCACTTCCTCGCTGGCCAAAGCCATGCCGGCGATCCGCTGGCCAGCTGGCAGAACGATGTACTGGAGTGCGTGATGCGGCAGCACGCGCCGGCTCACACCATCGTCAATTTCATCTACACCTGAGGTACCGAAATGGACTATCCAAAAACCGTAGACAACGTGAACCTGCTCAATGGCAAGTTCACGGATGGCAACCCTGGTGCTGGCGTGCCGGCGTCGCTGGTCCCTGCAGAGTGGTGCAATGGGGTCACAGACGAGATCCTGAATCTCCTTGCCAGCGTAGGCATCGTCCCGGATGAGTTGAATACAAGTCAGCTCGTCTCCGCACTTGCGGGACGGCTTCTTGGCATCAAAGTCTTTATCGCCTCTGGGACCTACAACCCCACCCAAGGCACGACATCCGTCGTTGTTGAGGTTCTTGGTGGGGGCGGTGGCGGAGGCGCCTCCATCACAACCTCTTCGACGCAAAATTCATTGGGCTCCGGTGGTGCTTCTGGAGCCTATGGCAAAGGGCGCTTCACAAATGCGTTTTCCGGTGTCGCTGTAACCGTAGGTTCCGGTGGTGCTGGCGGCATTGCGGGTGGCGCATCCGCTCAAGCCGGTGGCACCTCGAGCTTCGGTGCATTGCTCTCATGTCCCGGAGGCGGGGCTCCTCCTAATCCAGGTGGCGCCGTCACGCCGCCGCTTGTCTCCACTGGCGGCGTCGGCATGCCGGGAGGATCTCCTGCCGGCGCAAACCTCGCTGCCACCTCAGGGCAGCCTGGTACTACCGGTTTGGCACTTTCTTCGAACTCTGGAGTGTCAGGTTCGGGCGGATCATCAATCTATGGTGTCGGCGGTTCAGCTGTATATGCGAGTGCCAGCCAGACGGGCAACAACGCTTCCAGTTACGGCGCAGGCGGCGGAGGTGCAACCAGCGCAACGAGCAGCGCTGGAAAGAATGGCGGTAATGGAAGCCCTGGCATTGTTCTCGTTTGGGAGTTCGCATAATGAAACTCTACGTTCGCGTCAACGATGGGAGCATTGCCGAGCAGTTCTCTACCGACGGCGACATCACGGAGATGTTCAACCCGGCGCTGGTATGGGTCGATGTAACTGGCGTTGCCCCGCAGCCCCAGGTCGGATGGCAGGCATCCAACAATGGTGGCGTCTGGTCATTCACGGCTGTAGAAGCTCCGGCTGCCCCTACGCTCGATCAGGTCAAGGCCACGCTTTGCGATCAGGTCGATTCTGCCGCTGACGCGGTCTACGTCGAGATCGGGGGGCCTAGTCCAGGGCGCATGGCCGAGTACCAGCAGGCCAACACAGATGCTGCAGCTTTCAAGGCCGCCGGTTACGCCGGCAATGCGCCTCCGACCGTGGCCTGCTGGGCAGAGGCAAATGCCGGGTGGACGAATCAGCAAGCCGCCGACGACATCATCGCAACGGCTGCCAGATGGACCGCAGCGCTGCAAGCGATCCGCTCAGCGCGTCTCCTCGGCAAGGCGTCTATCAACGCAGCGACGACTACGGACGCTGCTGAGGCTGCCGCTGCCACCGCCATCTCCAACGTTCAGGCCGCTGGAGAAGCCGCGTGAGCTCGCTGCGGCTGCTCTTTTGCACCAACCCGATCAATCCGCTTAGCTGGCTGATCCGTGCTGGGAGTTGGTCGCATTGGTCGCATGTGGCGCTGATCGACGGTGATTCCGTGATCGAGGCCATCGCCATCCACGGCGTGGTGCGCACACCGCTCGCGGCGCGCCAGGCGCAAGATCCGCGCTGGTCGATCAGTCCCTTGCCGTGTGCCAACCCTGCCGCGGTGATCGCCGCCGCATCGAGCCAGATCGGCAAGCCCTATGACTACACCGGGGTGCTTGGCGTCGGTTTGCACCGCAACTGGCAGGAGGACGACAGCTGGTTCTGCAGCGAGCTGGTTGCTTGGGCGTTCGATGCCGGCGGCAGTGCGTTGTTCCGGCCGAACGTCTCCCATCGCGTGACGCCGCAGGATCTGTGGATGCTTCAGCCAAGCATGGACGCACTGCAGGCTGCATGAAATTCGGGGCATCGGGCTGCGTCAATAGCCCGATCCTTTCCACGACAGGACGTGGATCAGCAAGGCCCCTAGCCGACGTCGGCGCAGGCACCTTACCGACCCAACGTCTCAGGAGTGGAGACAATGCTTCAACCTATCGTTCCGTGGCTTGGCGGCAAGCGTCGCCTCGCTGGTCGCATCCTGCCGTTCTTTGACAACTCGCACCGCTGCTACGTCGAGCCTTTTGCCGGCGGCGCGGCCTTGTTTTTCGCCAAGGCGCCCAGCGAAGTGGAAGTTCTCAACGACATCAACGGCGACCTGGTCAATCTCTACCGGGTGGTCCAACACCATCTCGAAGAGTTCGTGCGGCAGTTCAAGTGGGCGCTCAGCAGCCGCAAGGTGTTCGAGTGGTTGAAGGCCACCCGATCCGAGATGCTGACCGACATCCAGCGTGCGGCGCGCTTTTACTACCTGCATCAGAGCGCCTTCGGCGGCAAGGTGCAGGGGCAGACCTATGGCACGGCGACCACCACGCCGCCCGGCTTGAACCTGCTGCGCATCGAGGAGACTCTATCGGCCGCGCACCTGCGGCTGGCCAACGCCTACATCGAACACCTGGCCTGGCAGGACTGCGTGGCCAAATACGACCGCCCGCATACCCTGTTCTTCATGGACCCTCCGTACTGGGAAACGGAGGGCTACGGCGTCGACTTCGGCTGGGAGCAATACCAAGCGCTGGCCACCACGCTGACCAGTCTCCAGGGCCGTGCCGTGTTGACGCTCAATGACCACCCCGCCATCCGCGAGCTGTTCGGCGGCTTCCACATCGAGCGCGCCGAACATACCTACACCGTGGGTGGCGGAGCCAGGGCAAAGGACGTCGGCGAGGTGCTGATCTTCAGCTGGGACGTAGCCGCCCAACCTCCCGGCCTGTTCTAGCCGCCTTTCACCGGCCCCTGAACGCCCTTAAACTGCCGCTTTCGGCCTCTGCATTTCATGTGTCCCGACTTTGCAAACCAAGTTGCCGCTTACAAGTTAGCTAGGGCGAGCCCTCTCCCCCGGCCCCTCTCCCACAAGTGGGAGAGGGGAGCAGTGCTAGCCAGCGAGCATGGCGCGGGCGGTGGGCAACGCGGCCTCGGCCCACAGCGTGTACTGCGCAGCCGAGGGGTGCAGGCCGTCGTCGGCAAGCAGGGCGGCGTGGCTGCGCGAGATCGGCGTGATGTCCACCCAGCGCGCGCCGAGCCGCAGGGTCTCCTCGCGGGCGGTGGCGTTGTAGGCATCCAGTTCGCCGGCGATGCGCGCGACATCGCGGCCACTGTCGCGCGCGAACGGGGTGACGCCCCAGTCCGGGATAGCCAGCACCAGCACGCGTCCGGCGCGCGCGCCGCCCAGCGCGATCGCGCGTTGCAGCAGGCGGCGGAATTCGCCGCGGTATTCCGCCACGTCGCGGCCGCGGTACTGGTTGTTGACGCCGATCAGCAGGCTGACCAGATCCCACGGCGGCGCGAAGCCGGCCGTGTCCATCGCAGCGGACAGCTCGTCGGTGGTCCAGCCGGTGGTGGCGAGGATGGTCGGTTCGCCCAGCGGCACGCCCTCGCCGCGCAGCGTGGCGGCCAGCTGCACGGGCCAGCGGCCTGCCGCCGGCACGCCTTCGCCGATGGTGTAGGAGTCGCCGAGGGCGAGATAGGTCATCAGGGACATGCGGGGTCTCGATATCCTTCTCCCGCCGGGAGAAGGGGCGTGAAGGGCCGGGTCAGGGTATCGGTGGAGTGTAGCGGCCGGGATTCAGCGCGAGCGTTACAGCGGCGCGTCGAAGCACGGCGGCCGGCGCAGGTATTCGCGCCGCGCCGAGCTCCACACGCCCAGCCCGAAGCCCAGCGTGACCAGCAGCAGGAGGCCGCCACCGAGGGCATGGCCCAGCGCGCCGAGCAGCCAGTAGCCGCCCCAGTACGTCGCCATCGCACCCAGCGTCACGACTATGTCCACCAGCCCGCGCCCGAAGCTGCCCTCCGGGCCGATCAGGTGCACCGCCAGCGCGGTGAGGCTGGCGCCCACGCTCACGATGGCGGCATCGAGCAGCATGCGCACCGGCTCGGCGGCGTGGGTGAGCACGATGCCGAGGCCGGTGTACGCCACCGTGCTGAGCACGGTGATCGGCGCCAGCACGGTGAGCGCGTCGAGCAGGGTCTGCTGGTAGTCGGCACGCGTCGGTGGCGCCAGCGTGAGGTAGAGGTCGGCGAGGTTCGGCCGCATCTGACGCATGCCGCGGCCGAGCTGGGGGAAGCGCGACAGGCCCAGCAGGATCGCGTAGGCGCCCACCACCGCCGCGTTGAAGCGCTGGCGATGCATCACCGCCACCACGTAGAACGTCACGATCGCCGCCACCAGCAGCAGGCGCAGCGCGATCGCCTGCGGGTTGTCGTGCGGCAGCAGCAGGCGCCGCACCAGCACCATGCGCAGGTGCCACGAAGGCTTGCGGCGGTAGCGCGCCAGCGCCTGCTCCATTGCGCGCTGCGAGGTGCCGTCGAAGATCGCGGCGATGCGCCGGCCCAGCTTGCCGCGGCGCACCGGCGTGCCGTCCAGGTTGCGCGCTCGCGTACGGCCGAGCTGGACGTTTTCCAGCGGCGAGCTGTCCGCCTCGCGATCCTCGATGCGCAGCATCGCGCGCAGGCTGAGGCTGGCGACCAGGACCGCCAGCAGCAGCGCCAGCGGCACCGCCCACGGCGAGGCGACCAGCGCACGGCCGATCTGGCTGGCCAGCCCCGGCTGCCAGCCGGCCAGCACGAACAGGCCCCAGACCAGGAGGTTGATGTAGCGCGCGGCGCTGGCCGCCAGTCCCAGCGCGGCCAGCAGCAGGATCGCCGCGCCGCCCAGCAGGGCATGCGGCACGCCCAGCAGCAGCGCGGCCAGCGTCGGCAGCAGCGCCCACTGCGCGAACTGCAATGCACCGGCGATGGCGAGCCGCTTGCGGAAGTCCGGCAGCAGGAAACTCTCCGGCCGGCAGAGTCCGCGCAGGCTGAGTCCCAGCATGGTGAACCAGAACCAGCTGCCGAAGCCGAACAGCATCGCCGCCGCGCCGGCCGCGCCCGTGCCGAACGCAGGGATGCAGCCCAGCGTCACCGCACCGCCCAGCCACGCCAGCTGCATCAGCACCGCGATCACGGTGGTCTGTCGCCAGGGTTGCAGCCACAGCTGCCACACCGCCCTCATGCCAGTTCCACGAACAGGTCTTCCAGCGTGGGCGTTTCGATGCGCAGCGTGGCGCCTTCGCGCGCGGCCAGCGCGTGCAGGCTGTCGAGGTTCGCGTCCTCCACCAGCAATTGCGCCTCGTCGCCCTTGAGCGTGGCCTTCAGCAGGCCGGCGACCCCTGGCGCCTGCGGCCAGCCGCCTGCGCGCACGAGCACCGCGCGGCGCATGCGTTCGCGCAGCTCGGCCAGCGGGCGGGTGAACTGGATCGCGCCGTCGCGCAGCAAGGTGATGTCGGCGTCGGCGCGCTCGAGGTCGGCGGTGATGTGGGTGGAGAAGATCACCGTCTTGCCCGGTGCCTTCATCAGCTCCAGCAGCTCGGCCATGAAGGCGCGGCGCGCCTGCGGGTCGAGGCTGGCGACGGGTTCGTCCAGCACCAGCAGGTCGGGCTCGGGCGCGATCGCGCGCACGATCGCGAGCTTCTGCCGCTGGCCCTGCGACAACTCGCCGATCTTCTGCTTCGGGTCGAGCTCCCAGTCGCCGAGCAGGCGTGCGGCCAGCGCGTGGTTCCAGCGCGCGTAGAATGCGGCGGTGAAGTCGAGGTAGGCGCGCACCTTCATCCACGGGAACAGGTCGAAGGTCTGCGGCACGAAGCCGATGCGGTGCATGCGCTCGCCGCCCGGTTCGGTCATGGCCTCGCCGAACAGCTCCACTTCGCCGGCGTCGATCGGCGAGAGGCCGAGCAGGCAGCGCAGCAGGGTGGTCTTGCCGGCGCCGTTGCGGCCGAGCAGGCCGACCACCCGGCCGGGCGGCACGTCCCAGGCTATGCCGCGCAGCACCTCGCGCTGCTTGAAGGACTTGCGCAGGCCGCGCACGCGCAGCACGGGTTCGGCCTGCGTGTCGGCGACGGGTGCCGTCGGTGCGGTGGCGATGATCGACAT